AACATATCGATGACGAACAGGGCGAAATTGCCTTGTGTATTCTAAGTGCAATTAATGTAGGAACTTTAAAGTCGTTAGATGACTTAGAGGAGTTGTGTGATCTTGCTGTCCGTGCCCTAGAAGAAATTATTGACTATCAGCGTTATCCTATCAAGGCTGCAGAGATTAGCACAAAGGCTCGCCGTTCATTAGGTGTAGGATATATTGGACTAGCACATTACCTTGCAAAAAATCATGTCAAGTATGATGATCAGGATGCATGGAAATTAGTTCACGATCTAACAGAAGCATTCCAATATTACTTACTTAAAGCAAGTAACAACATTGCTAAAGAACGTGGTGCTTGTGAATACTTCAACCGTACTAAATACGCAGACGGCATACTTCCTATTGACACATATAAGAAAGATGTTGATACTATTGTGGAGAATAAATTAAACTATGATTGGTCTGCTCTTAGAAAAGACATTACCCAACACGGACTACGGCACTCAACACTGTCCGCACAGATGCCATCGGAGAGCAGTTCCGTTGTGTCTAACGCAACAAACGGAATTGAACCACCTAGAGGATACTTGTCCGTTAAGAAAAGCAAAAAAGGGCCTCTTAAGCAGATTGTCCCACAATATCAAAGCCTTAAGTCGCACTACACCTTGCTGTGGGACATGCCTAGCAACGAAGGTTACATCAACATTGTCGCAGTAATGCAAAAGTTCTTTGATCAGGCTATCAGCGGAAACTGGTCATACAACCCAACACATTTTGAGAATAATGAAGTACCTATGAGTGTTATGCTACAGGACATGCTAAACACTTATAAGTATGGATGGAAAACTAGTTACTATCAAAACACTTATGATTACAAGACTGATGGTGATATAGTAGAAGAAGAAGCACCGCAGGCAGTAGAATTACCTCAGTCTACCGAAGAAGATGATCTTTGCGAGGCATGTGCAATTTAGAGGTTGACTTTACATCAAAAGGATGTATACTAGTATTATAAGGATGGTGAAATGGCAAAGACTGTATTCAATCAAGAAAAAGTAGACTTTACAAAACAAAACATGTTCTTCGGAGCAGATCAAAACACTCAAAGATATGACGTATTTAAATTTCCTGTTTTTGATAAACTTAACCAAACAATGCTTGGTTATTTTTGGAGACCAGAAGAAGTAAGTTTGCAAAAGGATAGAGCTGACTATGCTAATTTCCGTCCTGAGCAAAAGCATATCTTTACATCAAATCTAAAATATCAAACACTATTGGATAGTGTTCAAGGACGTGGTCCATGTTTAGCTTTTTTGCCACATGTATCATTACCTGAACTAGAAGGCTGTATTGTTACTTGGGACTTCTTTGAAACAATCCATTCACGCTCATATACACACATCATGAAGAATGTGTATCCAGATCCAACTGAAGTCTTTGATACAATCTTAGATGATGAAAAGATTATTGAAAGAGCAACTAGTGTCACAAAAAATTATGACGCTTTCACTGATGCCGCAGATGCATTTAATCATCGCGGCAAAGGATCGATGCGTGATGTTAAAAAGAAGTTGTTCCTTGCAATGATGAATGTAAACATTCTAGAAGGACTACGCTTCTATGTTTCATTTGCTTGCACATTTGCTTTTGGCGAACTTAAACTTATGGAAGGTAGTGCAAAGATTATTTCACTTATTGCTCGTGATGAAGCACAACACCTTGCACTTAGTACACACATTCTTAAAAATTGGATATCGGGTAAGGATGATCCAGAAATGGTTTCTATTGCCAAAGAATGTGAAGAAGAAGTTTATGAAATGTGGCGCACTTGTGTGGCAGAAGAAAAGGCTTGGGCAAACTATTTGTTCAAAGACGGAAGTATCATAGGACTGAACGAAGCCCTATTACATCAGTATGTTGAACACATTGCTAATCGCAGACTGAAAGCATTAGGTTACAATACTATTTTTGATGCACCAGTAAATACAAATCCATTACCGTGGACACAACACTGGTTGAATAGTTCAGGCCTACAAGTTGCCCCACAAGAAACCGAAGTTGAATCATATATCATTGGCGGCATTAAGCAAGATGTTGACAAAGATAAACTTAAAGGATTTAGTTTATGAACACTATAGTTTGGAGTAAACCTTCGTGTCCAAATTGCACAAAGGCTAAAGCTCTATTGAATAAATTAGAAATACAATTTGAAGAAAGGTCATTTGGATCAGGTTGGAAACCAGAACAACTGTTTGAACAATGCAGTGCAGAGGGTTTACCACAACCAAGGACAGTTCCACAAATTTGGTTACAAGGAAAATATGTCGGCGGCTATGACCAGTTGGCTGATTATATTGAAAACACAAACTTTAACGGAACAGGACACGGACAATAATGCTTATTGAAGCACCATATAAAGTAGGTGACACTGTCACTATCAAAACAGCCGCTGGCGAAGAAATTATTGCAAGATTAGATAGCGAAGAAGGATCTAAACTTAAGATTAAGAAACCAATGGCACTCACAGCCGCAAATGGAGGACTTGGTTTAGTGCCTTGGGCATTTACAGTCGACCAAGAAAGTATTATCACTCTAAACACAGAGGCGGTAATGTTTATTGCAAAAACCGAATCAGGTATGGCAAAACAATATATAGAAAGTACTACTGGTTTAACAGTATAACATAGGAGAAAAGAAATGACTACAACCCATGAACAGATCGTGCAGGCGTTCAACAACTATCTAGCAGAAGCAGAAACTTTTGACGAAAAAGGCGTAAAGGCCGCTGCCGCAAGAGCCCGCAAAGCACTAGGTGATTTAGGTAAACTTACCAAGTCACGCAGAGCAGAAATCCAAGAGAAAAAGAACGCAATGTAATGAGCGGTCAACGACGTTGGCTTAAACTATGGGCTCGCACAGTTGGCATGCCTATAGGCATTACAGACGAAGATAAGCCAGAGTTCCTTCCTATCACGCAAGACGATGTAAGGAAGGCTTTGGCTTTTCGTACCTTTTGGATAGCACTACACATTGTTACCTGTTGTATGATTATTGCAGGTAATGCAAAAAATTTATTTTTTGGTTGACACTATCCTAAATTAGTGTTATAAATAATTTACAATGTTGAAGCAAACTCAACACTGGACAGGACCCCGGGGCGGTACCGGGCGCCTCCACCATAAACACATTTACTGAGTGTGCTTATGATGGGGGCGAAATAGGATCGACTGACAGTTAATAGGTGCGTGGAGTTGTCCGGATGTGAGCTCGGTTAACGCAAACAAAAAAGACAAATGCAAACGATAATTTTGCAAGTGAGGATTATGCCTTAGCGGCATAGTTACTCGGGGTTGGCGACTTACCTGGCAACAGAAAAGTCGTTTTTTTTCTGGCTTTAATTTGGTAAATATGTTATAACGATTGGGAGGTTGTTATGGCACGTTCATCAATAGGGTCATCGTCTGTAGTCGAGCGGACGAGAAAGAAGACCAGCATCGGCGCAAAACATTCAATGATAAAAACTTCTTCAATGAACAAATCTACAAAACGTGGATACAAAAAGTATCGTGGGCAAGGAAAATGATTAAAAACTTTAAAGATATTGTAGTACTACTAATAACAACTGGTGTGTTAGCACTATTAGGTGTTATTATTATAGGTGATTATATAGTAGCACTAGAAGAAAACAGACCAGTTGATGAAAGTGTTATTACACTTATGAAAATGAGTGTTACTGGACTGATAGGTGTCATTGGCGGATACATTGGAGGTAGCAAATGAATATGAAATTTGGTATAGGAGTTGTTGTTGCAATCGTCATGCAAGTAAGTGCATTTGTATGGTGGACAGCACAACAAGCTCAAACAATAGAAACACTCAAAGGACAAGTAAGTGAACTAACAAGCAAGATGGCTGTAGAAGATGAAGTTAATATGGCTCGTGACATCGCTGACATGAAAAAGGCTATTGAGGAATACAATATGTGGCTTGTAGAAATTGATCAAGATATTGAAGATCTTATTGACTTCGCAGAGTTCACAGAAAACAAATGGGCAAATGCTTACGACGAAGATCCAGGTTATGATAGGATCTTTGGTAAGAAGCCAGCAAAGGAATAATAATGTTCTCGTTTGACATAGAGAATATAACCAAAGGCATAGGTGTAATAACAGCAAGTCTCGCTCTTGTAGGCGGCGGCTATACTCTATGGGACAAACTAGAAGATAAATCAATACTAACTTGGGCACCAGAGCATTTTCAAATATCAGATGCTCCTGTAGACGGAACATTTGATGTTATTGTTGCTCGTGAAAAGCACAGAGACGATTGTAGTGTTGAAGGGTTTACACTTGAAGTCAAAGACAGCAAGTATATGGTCCACACAGCCATTCCAGGTATGACCAAGTTTTCAGGACCTGCCAGCGACAAGATAGACAAGTTTGGATTTACATTTACCATTGACGAAGAACACAGAAGTATGATCCCTGCAGGTGAAGCAACACTTCTTGCAAGAATTGATTATGCGTGTCCGGAAGGACCTGTGGTTGTAAGTTATCCAGACCATGAAAATTTAAGGTTTAACATAACAGAATAGCATTTAAAAGGAGAGGGCAAATGCAACAAAATGAATACGATGTAAAAGTATTAAAAATAGTCGACGGAGACACTGTTGACGTAGATATCGATCTAGGATTTGGCGTAACACTTACAGACGAAAGAGTTCGCATTATGGGAATTGATACGCCAGAATCAAGAACAAGTGATCGTGTAGAAGATCTATTTGGTGAAGCCGCAAAGGCAAGACTGAAAGAACTTATGAAGCACGGTGGCAAATTAATTACCACAGAGGATCGCAAAGGCGAGGATATGAAAGGCAAGTTCGGACGTATCCTAGGAGATTTCAAAGTAGAATACAACGGTGAAATGAAAACTGTTACAGACATCCTTGTAGAAGAAGGACATGCTGTTGCTTACTTTGGTGGTAGCAAAGAAGAAATTGCTATGAAGCACATGGCCAACAGAGAAAAACTGCTACGTGAAGGTGTTATAAGCAGAGAAGATTATGATGCCGCAGTTAAACTAATGGAATCTAAATAGTTTACCAAAATAGGTTGACTTCTTTACCTGCCTTTGCTATATTATTATTATAGGCTAACAAAGGCAGGTTAATTATGACAATGCATTTAGTTCGTGGAATGTCCACAGTCAACACTAATAAACGCAAAAAGCGGAAACTTACTTTACAACAAATTTCCAAATATGAAACTGATATGCGAGCATACAACAAACGTATGCGTCAAATTCATTGTCATGATTTACAAATGAATATCGAAGAATATATTGCATACTGTCATGGAGAACACAAACCGCGTGTAAGTAAGGATGACTTTAAACCATTACAGCAAGAAACTGGTTATCGTAGAGAAACACCGCAAATACCTAGCAAAGAAAGTATTGGTGGAGTAGCTACAAAGAAAGCACCTCAAGAATACACAGGCAACTATATTAAAGGTATTGCATGTATGCATAAAAGTAATTTGGTGCCTATTACAGACAAAAAACAAGCTATTGAAGTTTCTCAAATGCGGAGAAACTAAACTACGTATATTTGCATTGTTTTTTCAACTTAAATAATTGATGAGGGAATTAATGAAACGTTTAACTTTGGCTGCATTTATTGTAGTTGGAACCCTTACTACAGTATGGGCATTTCAAACAGAAGGATCAGCTATCCGTTTAGATTACAAAAGCGGAGAAACAACTTACCTACATTCAGACGGTATTGAAAGGCAAGAACTTGTTACCAGAGAACAAGATCCTGAATTATACTGTCTGGCTGAAAATATCTATCACGAAGCAAGATCTGACATGGAAGTAGGACAAGCCGCAACTGCCGATGTTGTTCTAAATAGAGTTTATGATACTCGTTATCCTAACACAATTTGTGAAGTGGTTTATCAAGCAGTGATGAAAGAAAGTTGGAAAACAAAACAACAAGTTGATTTGTCAGATGACCAAAGAATTTATTATCCGGCAAGACATAGATGTCAATTTAGTTGGTATTGTGACGGAGCAGAAGACAAGATCCATTATGGTGATGCTTGGTACAAAGCACAGGCTATAGCATATGAAATGTTGTATAGCAATAAATGGCGAGGCATTACACAAGGTGCAACACATTATCATGCACATTATGTAGATCCAGTTTGGGCTGATGAATTACAACTTGTAGGCTCAATAGGAGCTCACGTATTCTATAGATGGAATTAGTTTACCAAAAATCTTGACTATTGCATCTAACGATGCTATATTAATAACATAATGAACCAACAGGCTAATGGAGGCTTAAAATGAATAAAGGCGTAATTAAGGCAGGAATGATTATCGGAGCAGTATCTTTGTTAGGTGCGTGTTCTTCACATGTTAAAATTGCAGAGCGAGATGATTATGCACAACCTAAGTGGTATGCTAGTTGTGCTCAGGCTGGTGCTGAAGGATTCTTTTGGTGGAAAGAAGAATATGCCTATGCGTGTGGATCGGGCGAAAGTGTATACCAGCAAGCCGCAGAAGAGCAAATGTATGCGGTAGCAATGAACAATTTTGCAAAACGTATTAATGGTAAGGTCAATAGTGAAACAAAAATTGATATTACTAATGATGTAAAGAATACATCTACAATGATTAGTTACAAAGTAGAAAACACTGCTATTACTCAACACCTTGAAGAAGAGCGTGGCACATACAAGTATGCAGGTAAACTTTATACTTTTGTAAAGTTAAAAATGCCAAAAGCTGTGTTTGATTCACTTCTACAAAATACCAACTAATCATGAAACTACTTTTGCTTATCCCATTTGTAGTATCAGTATCAGCTTGTAGTGGTACAAGTGAGATTTCTAAATACAGAAATCAGTACTGTTACACTAACGAGGATATTAAAGTAACAGATGGCAACACTGTAAACAGTGAGACAAGGGTGCTTTGTAGTGATATGCCGAACAAGACTTTGGTTTATACAGGTATTGCTGAATCATGTGGGAGCAATCTTTATTTTCCAAATACTAGACAAGGACAAACAGTGCGACATAGTACTGTTTGTAAGATGAAAAATGGCATCAGTGACTACCAGATTGTTCCAAACTACTAGTATTCTTGCTTTGTTATTAGCAACAGGATGTAGCAGTTATAATAAAGACTATCAGTCAAGGAGTGTGTACAGTTCAACTGAAACTAACATGATAGGCGGCGATAGTGGTATCATAGGAGCGGTAAATGCTTGGCGGTATTACTTAGGTAGACTTCCTAGCGAAGATCGACGCTTACAAGAAAAGGCTGTCTTCTATGTGTTGGAAAATTCTCTTGTCAAAGAAGGGCAAACAGTATCGTGGCACAACGAAAAAAATGACACCCATGGATTTGTAACCTATGTATCTGGGCACGGAACGTCTAGTAGATTTTGTAAAGTCATTGAGACTGTAATAGTTGAAGGGACAAATCATGCAAAATTCAAAGAAGAGGCTTGTAAAGGTAGTGGAACAAGGGATTGGGTATTTGTAGAGAGGGGATAAATATTATACTATGTTCATT